ATGATATTGGATACAATATCGGAGTTGCTGCCGCTTGGATCGAAGAGTTCATTCTATTCATGCAAGGCAAGCCAAATGCTTTGACTGGCTTATTCGGGCTTGAGCGAGGCGGAACCTTATTCGATAGATTCGCTGAAATGATCCGCTTTTCACTGAATAAGATCACGGAAATCGTTCTTTCCTGGGTATCTGACCCTAAAACATCGACTCTGTTTGGCGAGCTGGGATTGAAACTTGGTTATGCTGTTGGAGCCGGTATCATTGAAGGAACTTATAACGCCGTCCTGGGTAACAAGCTAAAGACGATTGGAGCCTCGGCTGAGTATGTTTACTCTAGTCTTTCAGGTGGACCCATGTCGATGAGCTGGCCCGAATATGCCAAAGCCAGAGGCGTCCCAGATTACCAGAATTACGTTTCTCCAGTTTCTGGGGCATCGACGACTATCAACCAGAATATCCAGGTCCATAGTGTTACGAATGGAGATGACTTAGTCAGACAACTAAATACCGCTGCCTCAGCGATGAAGCCATTGGAGTAAAGCATGAAACCTTCATCAATTACCAATATCGTAGCCGGTGGCGTAGGCGCAGTCATTAAAGATATTTTTACCAAGGCAAGCTTTACCCTCACCCCTCTAAAATACAGCTCTACCAAGGGTTCTCTCGAAGAGGAAAAGGGGCCTGTGTTCGCTATGGATGCCCTGGTTCAAGAGTCTGAGCAGCGAGCGATATCAGTCACTAACTATCCAATCGAAGGTGGTGGCGAGTTTGCAGAACATGCTCAACAATTAGCTTTTACTCTAAACGTATCGGGAATTGTTTCCGATGCTTCCCTATCCTATGTCGAGACGCTTTCGCTTGGCGGCTTAGGCGGGACAGCTTTGGGGCAGATGGCAGGGCTTGAGAGCAAAACTCAGAAGACCTATGACCTTTTGACTAAATGGGCTGAAACAGGGCAACCACTTCTGGTCAGAACCAAATTCAAAAGGCAGGGTTATTATAAACAAACAAAGTCTGGGACGAATCCTGTTCCCTTTGTCATCGAAAGTTTTAGCCATACTCGAAACAAGGAAACTGGCGGAGCTATCTCGATCAGTATGAGTCTTCGTGAAGTAAGGATGGTTAAGCTTAAGAGCAGTGGCGGGTTTAGCCTTCCTTTCATTGGTCAGATTAAGCCTAGCGCCGATGCTAAAAGTCCATCAGGGCCAGTGATAAATGAAAAGTCTGGTACTGCGGCTGCTAACAATAGCTCATCTGTCCAATCGGGTTACGCTTCGCAAAAGTCTTACTTGGAAAGGGTTAGAAAATGAGCTTAGCATCAATCGTTATCCCAATTAACGAGTCACCTTATTACACAGTCCCTTTCTCGCCTGATGGTGAAAACTATTCTTTGCGGTTCAGGTGGAATAAGCGAATTGATGTTTGGCATGTGGATATAATTGGGTCTGATGAGCAAATTATTCTAGCCGGACTGCCTTGTCTGCTAGGGGTTCCAGGATTAAAATATAGGTTCATGATCCCTAACTTTATGCAGCTAGGCGACATATACATTTTTGATGTAAAGAATGAAAATAGAGATCCAGACTATTTAACTTTTGGCGATTCGGTTGGACCATTTTATCTGAGCATAGCCGATGTACTATAACCGAACCTATAAATTAACTCTCACTCCATCAACTGGAGCACCGATTGTTTGGGAACAGACAGACGGTGAGATTGGTATCGCTATCGAGTTTAAGATTGAAAAGACAGCTACCAAGGAACCTAATTCATGTAGCTTAAAGATCATGAACCCGTCCAAAAATACCGTGAATAGCATTCAAAAGGGCGGTCAGATCATGCTCGAAGCGGGTTATGGAGCAGATAAAGGGATTGTTTTTGCTGGCGGTATTCATCATAGTTCCTACGAGAGATCAGGCGCAGATAGCTCTGTGACTATAACGCTCAATGGCAGGATAGGAACTAAAAATCCTAAGAATGATATCATTTCTCTGAAGACTCCTAAGAAGCAAAACATTCTCAACGTCCTGAGAAAAATAACTTCCCAGATGATATCTGAATGCCCAGGTTTAACTCTTGCCCAGCCTATTGCGGTTGGGAAACCAACGGTAATTTACGATTATGCCTTGAATCAACAGAAAGATATGTGGCTTCTGCTGGATGACTACTGCAAAGATGCCGAGGCTTTCTATACCATCGACAACGCCGTCCTGCGAATCATCCCAAAAAAGGGTTATAACAGCCAGTCACCTGTAGTCGTCAGTGCTGAAACTGGTATGATAGGATATGCCAAAAATGTTGTAGAAATCGGTGACGATAAGAAACCCAGAAACGGTGTGGATATCGAAACTGTCCTGAACCCAGCGATGACTATCGGTGGAGCCCTTAAGCTGGAGAGCGCCGATATCTCGCAAAATAAGCTTTACCGTATAGAGTATATCGAGCACTCTGGGAACAGCCATAGCGGTAGATGGACGACGAAAGTAAAGGCATTTATTCTATGAGTACAAAAACCAATCTAGTTGATGTGCTTCAAGCCACGTTTGACTACAATATAGCAAATGTCCATACCGCACTTCCTGGAACAGTCAAAAATTATGATGCCTCAACTGGAACCTGTGAGGTTCAGATAGACATGAAGCGTAAGCTTCGCTCTGGAACCACTTTGGAATATCCCGCAATAACGGGAGTTCCTGTTGTTTTTCCATCCGGTCAGAAGGGAGGCTTCACCTGGGAAGTCAGCTCAGGCGATCAAGTTCTGCTCGTCTTTAGTGAACGTAGTCTTGATAAATGGACAGGTGGCGGAAGTTCCGATACGCCGAACTCAGGCCGAAAGTTTGATTTCAATGATGCGATAGCCATTCCATGTGTTTTCCCAACCACTAAAAGGAAATCAAGCCCAGCGCTGAGACTCCAAAAAACTGGAACTATTATTGCTGGCAAAAAGATTTTCATTGGAGATCCAACCGCTCCCAAAATTGTTGGTACGAAGCCAATGAACCCTGATCTAATAGATCTAGTCTTGAATCTAGCAAACTTGCTTAAATCTGGATTATTTGAAGGCACTTTGCTTGCGCCCTCAGGAGGCGGTCCAGTATCAGCTGGTCCGGTATTAGCGCCTTTGGCCCAAGATATATCAGCTATCATTCAGGCTCTAACTCAAATGAAATTGGAGATTAAGTAATGGCTGATATCTATGTTGATGGCTCAAACGATATTGTGTTTAAAGCTGGCGACCTAGTTTTTACCTCTGACTATAATTTTGGCGAAACTGTCAAAAGCAGAATTGCCGGTTACTTCCGAACATGGCTCGGCGAATGGTTCCTTGATGATAAGCTTTCCCCTGTATGGGGAACGCCTTACTATCAGCGTATTCTTGGCGATAGTAAACCATCGGACGAGGAACTCAATACGATCTTTAGGCAGATACTTGAACAAACAGCGGGGGTCCAGACGGTTGATGATTTGAGCTTTCAACGTAGCTCGGATAGGACATTAACAGTATCATTTGTAGTAACAGTAGACGGTGGACAAGCAATTTCTGATATCGTCGAAGTATCATTAGGGGGTGTTTAATGGCTGGACTAACCGCTGCTGGTTTTGTTCCTGCGACAGTGGAAGAAATCAGGGTAGCAATATCAAATGCGATCAAGGCAAGGTTCGGTCAGAATATTGATACAACACCCTCTAGCCGTGTCGGTCAATTTATAGATGTTATCGCCTTTGAGCTGGAAAGCCTCTGGCTAGGACTTCAAGCAGTCTACGATAGTCAATATCCGCTTACTGCCTACGGAGTGAGCCTGGATAATATCGGAAGCATAACCAATACCGTTCGCAATCCAGGTTATCGCGGCTCTGTGAATGTTTACTTTGGGGGTGTTATTGGAAAGGCTATTCCAGCTGGAACGTCAATTGCCACACAGGCTGGCTTCGAGCTAGCAACCTTGGAGGCAAGGACGATCTTAGCAAATAGATCTTTGCTATATATTGATGAGATCCCAGACGGTGGATATATAAACGTCCAGCTCATTACGAATGGTGTCTATGGGCGAACATTCGGCATCTCGCCAGGATCGTCTGAGCTGGAAATAAAGACAGCGATCTATGAATATTCGCATAAGCCGTACAAGGTTAATGCAATCGAAACCGATTTTACCGTCAATCCACCCGTTATTAAGATCACGACAAACGTAGCCACTGGGTTCGCCAATGGTGATATCCTCCGTCTTGTGGTCGTGAACACAACAGAGAATACTGCAACTTGGTTTAACGCAGTTAATCTAACTGTTACAGCTATTGCTGGTACTCTGATTACCTGTAACTGGGGTGGATCAGGTGGCGGTGGTGCTCCACCTCGTTATCCCGACTTTGATAGTCTCAAGACATGTCTTTATAAAAACGTGGACTCAGAGCGAACCTTTACATCTGCTGGCGATATCGAAGTCATTGGTGTTGCATCTTCAGCAGGTGGTATTTGGATTAAAACCATCTCAACAAAAGTTCCTTCCAATGAATATTCGTTTGAAACAAGGACCGATATCAGCTTCGACTCGAAGTTTAAGCTTGGTACATCGGATATCGACAGCACTTGGTATAACAGCATCGACCCTTACGTTGTTTCAGAGGGGCGAGAAGTTGGCGCATCGAGCTTTCCTCCACATACAGTAACCGATCTTTTGAGTGTCATTCAGGATGTTCCTGTAGTCATTAACCTAAGCCCAGGAACTCCTGCGACTGCTAGAGAAACCGATGCCGAATATCGTTTACGGCTCATGGGTGACTTAACCAAGTCAGGCGCTTCAACCATCTCTGGCATTATCGAGGAACTTAAGAAGCTTGAAGGCGTTACCTATGTGGGTATCATTGAAAATCCTACGGGTTCAGCCGTCAATGGGCGTCCCGCTCACTCATACGAGGTTTATGTCGAGGGTGGTTTAAATAATGAGATTGCTCAGAAAATATATGATCTGCATCCCCCAGGAATACAGATAGTCTCGACTGCTACTGGTCCTGCTCTTAGGACTGGTTCATATATTGATGTTAATGGACAGCCTGCTACCCTTCAATTTAGCAGCGTGACTGGCTTAGCTCTCTATGTCGAGGTTAAGATAAAAAAGAGCGCAGCTTACCCGGTCAATGGTGATAGCCTTATCAAGACTCAGGTGCAGAACACTATTAACGCTCTTGGAATTGGTGAAGTCTTTTACACTCATACGCTTTATGGGCCAGTGAATACGGTTCCTGGACTAACATCTCTGACGATTCTTTCCAAAAAATTATCGACTGGTGGTTCTCCGCAGGAAAATGCTGTTATCACGCCTGCTGCAACTGAACGCTGTACGATTGATCCGCTTAACATCATCATCACCGTTGTTCCATGAGGTAAGCTATGCCTAAAGAATTAGTGGTTGATACGCATGATGTAGATAGCCACTTTCTATTTCAGTATCAGGAAAGTGAAAGGTTCAAGGATTGGGTCAAGGCGCATATACAGCCAGCTTTCGGATCGGTCGAGGGACAGTTATTTTCCCTTTTAATGGACCGCGATATTGATCGAGCTGAGGGCGTCCAACTTCAGCAGTGGGCTAAGTTTTATGGCATCAATTATAGTGGTCTGAGTGATGATCAACTTCGCTCGGCTATATATGTTGCTGCGGCTACTCAATTTGGGACAGGTAGCATCTACGAGGCCAAGGCATTTTTCAAAAATTACTTTCGAGCGGCTGATGTAAAGATAGAGGAATCCTATCCAGCTAAGTTAAAAGTAACGGTTTTAGATGGAACTGTTCAACCTATCCTAAGTAAATGGCCGCCTTTGCCCCCAGGGCTCGCCGAGGTAACGATACAATATCAAGCTGCCACAGATATTATCTTTTCATTTGCTGAGGATAATGATCCAAAAGGCGCTGGTTACGCTTTGTTGGATGAACCATTAACACGGGAGCCTTATGCAGATGGCACTAACCGTTATACATTTCCGACGAGCGGGATAACTGGCCCAGCGATTTACTGGGAAGCGACTTTCGTCGATAATTTCCTGAACATTTCCCTCGTTTTTCAAGAAAAGGGTAATCCCAATGGTGTTAAAACATGGATGGAAACACAGTTAAAACAGACACCAACTGATGAGGCAGAGCATAAAGGCTTCATATCCTTTAATGATCAGAGTGGGAAAGAGTGGGGGATCTTTACTTCGCCTGCTGGGCAGACTGCTAGTGATTTAGTCACCCATACCAGTGATCTAGTTCGGGTCAAGTGTGTCGTTAACAATCAAAATCTGGTATACTTGCGGGTAAACGGCGTGAGCGAAAACTGGGTCGAAGCCTATCAAAGCGGACTACCAACGTATGATGCGAGTGAAGCGACTGCGTTCTATGCCAACAACCCATTGGGTCATCTGTGTCTTGGATATGTGAAAGATGCAAATGTAGGGAAAACTTTGAAACTTAAACCGGGTGTAGGTGGTCGATACACTCTTTTAGCGTAACGAGGATAAAATGCCAGCAAATAAACCAGCAAGCGGTAATACGGACATTATCAAGTGGGCATTTGATGCCTCGGCACTTAAGCGAGATCCTTCAAACAAGGAACAGCTGTTTGGTTGGACGACTTCAACCGGAACAGTTTCTGGAACTCCAGAAAAGCCGATTCTCCAGTATGAGAACGGCTGGCGTTACCATGTTTACACCTGGGTCGAATACTTGGTTGCTAAGACCGATGAGCAGACACCCGCTCAGGCTGGCAAAAATAACTTATTCCTAAGCACAGATGGGGCGACTCCATCATGGCAGTCAGTTTATCCAACGATAGGCGCAGCCGATGTTACTGGTAAGAAGGTTCTACTTGCTACCACGGCTTCGACTGATCCAACTAAGCTTCAAGTGTCATGGGGCTATCCTTGGGCAACGCCTGGAGCGACGACCGATGGGAACCCATTGGTATTTGCATATAACACGGGCGGCTATTCATGGCAGACGGCCTTTCCAGTTTTAACTGGCAATGCTAGTAAGCGCCTTGCTGTTAACGCAGGAGCTACGGCTGTCGAATGGGTAACGACCTATGAAATTCCAACGCCAAGCTCTGGTGCTGGTTATATTTTGCAATCAACTGGGACGACGGCGGGTGCTTATGCTTGGACCGCACCTAGTTTCGCCGCTTCCGTAATTACTAGCGGGACGGTAGCCGTTGGCCGATTGCCAATCTACCAAGGCGCAACTTCGGGAGCGGTCGGAGTAGCGGGGGTAGTTCCTCCTGCGCCTGCTGGGTCGCAAGGCTCATATTTGACGGGTGGCGGTGCTTGGCAAGCTATCCGTGAGGTGACTACGGGTGGAACTAATGGCCAGTTCCTCCAGACGAACGGAATCACCTATTCTTGGGCAAACGTAACGATTGATGCTTCGGCGGTAATATCAGGAACGCTAGCTGCTCTTAGACTGCCATCATATGTCGGAGCGACATCTAGCGTTGCCGGAACGAAGGGTGCGGTTCCCGCCGCCAACGCTGGCGATGAGGCAAAGTATCTAACTGGCGCTGGGACTTGGATAGCTCCCAGGGAAGTTCCGCTTCCGGCCTCGACTGGGCTAGTGTTTACCTCGACAGGTGTAGGCACATACGCTTGGCAAACTCCCTCGTTCGCGGCCTCTGCGATTACGAGCGGTACGTTTACTGCCTCTCAAATTCCAACATATGTTGGAGCGACATCTAGCGTTGCTGGAACCAAGGGTGCGGTTCCTGCGGCTAACGCTGGCGACGAAGCGAAGTATCTTACCGGAGCGGGAACGTGGTTAGCAATTAGTCAGGTTCCATCACAATCCTTACAAGCTGGAAAGTATCTTACTACCGATGGGACTACGGCATCATGGGCAACCATCTATCAAGTTCCAACGCCTGGACTAACAGGGCTTACGTTTAAATCTACTGGCGCTTTGGCTGGGCAGTTTGCATGGCAAAATGCCTATGAGGTTCCTACGCCTAGCAGTGCTGGGCTTATTCTGCAATCGAGCGGAGCTGCTGCCGGTAACTATGCTTGGGCAACGCCGAGTTTCACGGCTGATAAGATATCTGGCGGGACTGTCGGCCAGCTCTTAACCTCGGATGGCACTAAGGGAACATGGTCATCCCTTACAGCTGCACAGGTGCCAGCTCTCGATGCGGCTAAGATCACGACTGGAACATTTACCGTTGCTCAAATTCCATCGCTTGATGCTGCCAAAATAACCACGGGAACCTTCCTTTCTAGTCAGATTCCATCGCTCGATACGGCTAAGATAACGACCGGAGTTTTTGCTAACGCTCGGATCGGCGCATTTACTGGAGCAACATCCGGTGCTGCTGGTTCTACGGGTGGCGTTCCAGTGGCGGCGGCGGGGGATCAAGGGAAGTTCCTACGCGGGGATGCAACATGGCAGGCTGTGCCTGTTTTTGGTATGCTTACCTCGGCGGCTTCGGGAACTCAGACGGTAGACTTTTCACTCTACAACACGGTGAGCGCACTAGCTATTGCGGGAAGTATTACGTTCTCGTTTTCGACTTTGTCGGCAGGACGTATCGTCACGATCATATGTAAGAGTACCGCTGGTTCGCAAACTATAACGTGGCCTACGGGTATTAAATGGGCTGACGGACTTCCCTTGACCGCAGCTACAACGGTTCCCGCTAGCGTTACGATAGTGTCACTGGGAACCACTACGGCGGAATGTTACGCTACTGTCGTCAGATCTTTTAGCTAAGGGGTGAACGATGACAACGGCTGGATTTTTAACCTCATGGTCAGGGAATAAAGCCCTGTATTTTACCCTAAATGATACGGCTTATAACCGGATCTATGGTCGCTTAATCCCTCGCGAGGGCACTACCTCTACGGATACGACCGCACCGTTTGCCAAGCTTGGAACGGCGGCTAACTATGCGGGTTATATCCAGCCGCATCAGCTTAAGCTTTACATGGCTAGTAATGATGCGCCGACCTCTCAGCAAAAACTTAACTGGCTGAAACAGGGAAACGTAACGCCGGAACTTTTGCTCGGTGGTGCTAGTGGGGTTTCTACAGCCGATGGTCAAATAGATGAAACCCCGTTCGGCGTGCTTGTTAAGTTTGCTGGTTCCAACTTGTATCTAATTGATGAGTCTGGTGTTCTTGCTCAAACTATTACTCCGCAAGACTTAGGGGGAGCAGGCGCAACGGCTGGGAGTACGAACGACTATAGCCGCTATCCGTCCACGATAGGGACTCACTCAACGGATTTTGCCTTTGTCTCGGTAGGGGGTCAGGTGTGCATTTACAGGCCAACTACTTCTCCTGGTGCTCAACCAGAGAGGATAAGCTTGGTTGGTGCGAGTCCTAACTCATCTTCGTATAACGCGAACTGTCTCGTTTACTCTCATAAATGGAACCGCCTCTTTTGGACTGCCGATAAGCCCGCCGGACCTAGGATGGCTTATGTTACGCCTGGGTCTGGTGCCTCGTTTGCATCGACGGACTTTGCAGTAGTAAACTATGCGCTATCCGTTCAGATCTTCAACGGCGATCCCATCGTACTTGGTCAGGACGATAAGCTGTATCGGTCAACCGATGGTGGGGTAACGTATAGCCTATTTCTGAACATAAATACTCTATGCAACGCTATGGCGTTTCGTTACCTAGCTACCGATCATCGGAGTATTTTTGTCAACGGGATCAGCAACACATCGGGCAACTCGATCCTTTATCAGATAGATACGAATTTAGCTGTCCGCGAGTGGCAAACATTCTCAGGACAGGCCGATTACGATCCGAATACTCTTGCTACTGGACATATTATTTAAGGAACTGCCATGACAATACATCTGATAAAAGGAACTACATCCCCTTCCGTAATCCCGATTGAGGTAGGATGCCACTACATCGACACAGTCAACAAAAAGTCTTATATCTCAGTCGGCACGGGTTCAATAAGCGACTGGAAAGAGACTGCTGGGGGTGGCGGTGGTCCAGGTGGTGCGGTTGATTCTGTCTTTGGTCGTGTTGGAACTGTTACTGCTCAGGCTGGCGACTACACAGCAGCCCAAGTTGGAGCATACACGACGGCTCAGGTCGATACTGCGCTTGCGGGGAAGATATCAGGAAATGCTCCGATCACTGGTGGGACGAAAACCAAAATAAGCTACGACTCCAAGGGTCTAGTAACTGCCGGAACTGATCTAGTGCCGGGGGATATTCCCTCGTTTATCGGTGCTTCGGCTGGTAGTTCGGGAACGAAAGGGGGAGTCCCAGCGCCTACGGCTGGCGATCAGCTAAAGTTCCTTAGAGCTGATGGAACGTGGCAGACCGTTAGTGGTGGCGGCGGCGGTGCCGTTACGAGTGTTCAGGGTAGAACCGGAGACGTTGTCGTAACGAAGGCCGACCTTGGGCTGTCGATGGTTGACAACACCGCTGACGTAGATAAGCCCGTATCGACCGCGACTCAGACGGCTATTGATGGAAAAGTTACTAAAAACCTTCCTATCACTGCTGGGACGTTTCCCAAGATAACGTATGATGCCAAGGGTCTTGTGATCAGTGGTGCCGCGCTTCAGAATACGGATATTCCCGCCTTTACCGGAGCTAGCGTAGGGAACGCTGGGACAAACGGTGGTGTTCCTGCACCGCCTTCAGGACAGACGGGACTATTCTTAAAATCCGATGGAACGTGGGCTGCTGGTTCTGCTCCGGTAACGAGTGTTGCCGGTCGAGTCGGAGACGTAATTCTAACCAAGTCCGATGTTGGTCTAGCAAACGTAGATAACACAAGCGATGCGAATAAACCGATTTCCTCTGCTACGCAAACAGCTCTTAATAACAAAGTCACATCAAACTCAGCAATCACAGCGGGAACAGCCACTAAGATTACCTATGATGCTAAAGGTCTGGTAACGGCTGGCGGGACATTGCTTGGCACAGATTTGCCAGTTTTTACTGGTTCCCTTAGTCCTGGATCGCCTGGGACTCAAGGCTCTGTCCCTGCTCCAAACGATACTGATGCTTTGAAATTTCTGCGTGGCGATGGAACCTGGGCAGCTGTGACGGCTGGTGTTTCATCTGTCAATGGCCAGACGGGTGTTGTTACCCTGACGAAAAACGATGTTGGACTAGGAAACGCTGATAATACCTCTGATGCGAATAAGCCCATATCGAGCGCGACCCAGACAGCTTTGGATGCAAAAGTAACTGGGAATGCAGCTATAACAGCTGGGACAGCTACCAAGATAACATATGATGCCAAAGGTCTTGTAACGGCTGGCACATCTCTAGCTGTTTCAGATATTCCGGCATTCACACCAGCTAGCGCTGGATCAGGTGGAAGCCTTGGCGGTGTTCCAACATCATCGGCAGGCGATCAGGG